GTTCAACCGTTCTCGGTGAGCAGCATGTTCATCACGCCATCTCAGCGAATCAACGCTCTGTCGCAGCAAAATCAGCAGCAGTACAATCGTGACTTGCAAGCTGCTCAAGTGGCTGCGATGCCTGATCCTACGATGGCTGCAATCGGAGGCGCGCTTTCTTCTGCCGGTGGATTCGCTGGCGGCGCTTACACGCAGCGCGGTCTAATGCAGCAAGGTGCTGGAGGTTATCGCCAAAGCTCGTACAACCCCCAGAATGATGCTGAGCTTTATTCTATTCCGCCTGGAAACATTGGCGGACCAACCGATCCTTCTAACTGGGGTTAAAATTTATGGCCGACCAATCTCTTCAAGCGTTTCAGCTAGGCGCATCGCTGTTCGACCGCGCGCAGACGCAGCAGCGGATGATGGAGCAGTTGCAGATGCAGACGGCTGATCAGATCATGCGCCAGCGTCAGGCGGATCTTCAGAATAAGATTCAGTCGAATGCTTATGCTCAGGCGTTGGCGGAGCAGGAGGCTCAAGCTGCGGAGTACGACACGTTTCAGAAGTTCAACGAGGATGTTGGAACCTATTTCAACGATCCTGAGCTGAAGTCTCCAATGCCTGCGCTTCCTCGCTTCAGGTCAAAGGTTTTTAATCAGGAGGCGACTAGAGCCTATCAGGGTCTTCAGCAGTATTCTCCGCGAGCAAAAATCATTAAAGCTCGCGAACAGTTTGATAAACTTAGAGCAGACAGCATCGAGGAGATGCAGAAACAAGGTATCGACGTTTTCGACCCTCAGACCGGACAAATTAACGAAGAGGTTTACCGGACTAATCTTCCTGTCATTAGAGAACAGTTAAAGGAAAAGGAGATTATTGGAAAACTTTCTCCAGAGATTTTTACTCAAGTTTCTCTGCTAGACAAAAAAATCCCCATTCAAGAGCGAATTAAAAAAGCTCAAGACATTGTTGACCAGCGAAAGATAGAGCAGCTTTCTCCGTCTGAACGCGCTAAAATGCGTTTGTCTGAAAGAGCTGTAAGCGAATATGAATCGTTGTTTGGAAAACCAGATCAAACGACTAAAGATATCATTGAATCGAACGCTCTGAGCAACAAGTGGAATTGGCCTGATGGAAAAGCTGAAGCTAGGATTACTGGCGACGAAACAATTGCGTCTATTTCTGGAGATCTTGTCAAAAGTCTGGACGACTTTGAAAAAAATTATGGTCCTAAAACAATCCAGAAATACGTTGGAATCATTGACGGAAGAGTTTCTGACATAGAAAAAAGACTTTCTGGAGCAAAGACCGATGAAGAAAGGGATGCTTACGCTCTTCTTCAACGGTTTCAACAGCAGTTCAATAAAACTGCTTTTGAGACTTCTGGAAAAGCTGTCACTCAACCTGAAATGCAGAGACTTGTTGCTGCTCTTGGAAATGTTAAGAGCAACAACTTTGCAAACGATGTCAGGAATTTTGCCAAAATGTCTGCGGAAGATTTGCATAGAACAATTAAATCTTTCAAAGATCAGTATCGAATCAGGCCAGAGCAGGTTAGGTTGGCAAACGATCTTATTAAGCAATTCAAGCTGCCACTGACGCCGTTTGGTCAGCAGCGTCAGGTCGCACCGTCGGCTCCGGCTGGTGGTGGAGGTGGAATTAAGATCGAGTCCGTTGAAGTCATCCCGTAATACATTATGCCAAAATTTGCTGTAACGGTTAACGACAACGGTGTTCGCAAGCGCGTTGTCCTTGATTCTGCCACCGAACCAACTGAGGCGGACGTTCTTTCTGCTTTGCGAGGATCTACTGCTGAACCTTCGCCTCAACCTCCCGCCACAATCGCCGAGATGCGTCGTCGCGAGGAGCAGGGGATGGTTGCTGCATTACCTGAAGCTCAAGCCGCTGTTGCTGTCGGATCGACTGCTCAGTTGAATCGAGCCGTACAGGATGCTGGAAACGTTGGAAAAATGGAGCGTTTTGTCGGAACGATGGGCCAAATGGCAGAGCCGACTGGAATGCTTGCTCCGTTTGAGGGTGGAAGGCTTCAGCGGTCTGGCGAGTTCACTCCAATGGGTGCCGCTGAGGCTGGTGGCTATCGCCGTGGATTTGCAACCGGACTTCCTATTTCAGCGTCTCTTATTTCTGCTCCATTTATTGCTGGAATGGGGGTTGGAACCGGATTGGCAACTGAAGCTGGAGTTAACCTTGCAGCGTCAGGATTGGGACAGACTGTATCTCCAGAGCCGTACCGAGCCGGGGAGATGTTTGCTCAGGCTATTCCCGGTGTTCCGGTCGGTCAGCAGGCCAGAAAATTCACGCAGTTTACAAAAGAAGCTGGAAGCGGTGTTTTGACTTCTGGTCTTCAGGCTGGTCTTGAAACTCTCGACCAAGATTCCGCTGATTTGTCCAACGTCCTTTTTAGGACAGGACTTGGAGGATTATTGAGTCCAGGTTTGAGCGGTGGTGCGAGGGGTGTTGGAGCTTTGACCAGAAGCGGATTTAATGCGAGAGCTTGGGCCGCTGAATTGCAACGCCCGTTTACTCAGCAATTCATCAAGGATCGGGCAGAGGATATCAGACAGGAAATGGTTAATCAGGGGTCAGTTGGGATGTTTGACCGATTTTCAGGCGATCTTGCTCGAACTCTTTATTCTCCAAATTCAGGACTAAATCCTCAGCAGTTTCAGGAACAGATCAGAAATGTTGTCAGCCAGTCGATGAACACTGCCGGTTCGTCTGGTTTGACTGGCCAAGACCTTTCTTCAGCAATCAGAACCGAACTTCAGAAATCGATAGCGATTCCAGATGAGCAGGCCAACAAGGTGGCCAACGATGCAATCGATGCTTTTGTTGGAGAATCTGAAGCTCTTCGCAATCGAATCACCAATTTGCGTGATGTTCGAAATGCTTCGCGTGATGCACGTTTGACCGATGCACTTCGAGCGTTAGAGGGAAGAGCTAGCGTTGAATCTCAAGGTCTTCGAGATGAAATCAGTCAACTTCAAAGGCAGCGCGAATCGCTTCCAGTAGAGTCTGTTGAGAGACAGCGAATCGACACCCAAGTCGCTGATCTAAACCAGCAGATTGCCAGCATTGAGGCAGGCCGCGCTGCTGGATATGGACCTACTGGTGGAATCACCAAAGAATCGCTGGGTCTTAAAACACAGCAGATTGCCCAAGAGGAGCTTGATAAGTTCAAGAAAGATCGGGAAGATGGATACGCAAAGATCAATCCAGATCTTGAAAACACAAAATTAACAGTCACCGAAATATCTCCAACCGGAGAAGAGGTGACAAAAGAGTACACGGTAAATCAACTGCGTCAGAAACGCACAAATATTCTTCGAAAAATCAATTTTGGAAAGCCTGTTCAAAAAGCTGATTATTCAGTTTTTGAAGATCTTGATCAAATTAACTCACAGCTTGATGAGGCTTTAGCGTCCAATCCTGCCCTTAAAACAGCTTTGCAGCAGGAAAACGCTGCGTATCGAGAAGGTATTTCAAGATTCAAAGGATTTTTTGCTGACAAAATTTTACGAGAGGCTGGTGAGCAAGGTGGAATGCCGGGAATCGTTGGAACCATTGCTGGCGCAACTGGACCTCAAAATCTGAGGCTTCTAAAAAACCTCCTTGGAACTCGATACGACGAGATAAAGCCGGATTTAAGGCAGTTTGTTTTCATTCAGTCACGCGGTGAAAATCCAAATGATTTTCTGAAGGCGATTACCGCTGGAAACAGCGGAAAGGCGACTGGTCTTCAGAAAGAGGTTATTGACGAGTTGTTTCCAGACATTTCCGAAATAACTGATGTCGCCTCAAAGTACAGTTCATTGGTCAACAGAAAGGCATCTCTTGAAAAACAAGCGGACGATCTGAAAGGCCAAATCGAAGTTTTAAGAAAAGATGTCGATAACAACATCTCTGGAGCGCAGTCAAAACTTGACGCAGCAATCAAGCAGGAAGGCGACATCGCAAAATCTAAGGCAATCCTCAAGGCTGAAAACATAACATCAAGGGAGCAGCGAATCATTGATTCTCTCGCGGCCATTGAGGCTAAAGTTCGAGATGCTCGCGCTAAAAATGTCGATGTTCTGGACACCATAAAGCTGGACGACGTAATAAGGAACATTGAGACGCAAGGCGGAAAACCGCTTTACAAAGCTCTCGAAGAGGCCGTTGTAACAAGCAGCAATGCTCGTGGCAGGTTTAACGCAGCGGTTAAAAAAGCATTGGAGCCGGGAGGTCAGCTTGAAAGTTTTGAGCCTTCCAGCCTGATTGATTTCTTGGTTGCCAAGGAGGGTGAATCTCTCAACTACCGCAGCAAGCAGTTCCTCAAGGCTGTTGGCCAATCAAGACCCGACTTGATCGGCGATGCTCAAAACATTTTGGTCGGACGCATCATTGCTGAGTCGGTTGACGGAAACAAAATCAACACGGCAAAGATCAAAGATCTTGTCGGAACAAGTGAGGCTCCAGGCAAGTATTTTGGAATAACCAAAGGATTGTTTGGAGACGATGGAGTCTCTCGCATCACAAAAATCGCAAATCAGTTGGAGCAGGTTTCTGACCTTGGAAAACCAAGCGTCTTCAGAGAGCTGGTTTTGCCAGCTTTGGCTGGATTTGCTGGTTATCAGGTTTATGGCGAGACTGGCATGAAAGCCGGTCTTGGTGGGTACGCTGCATACAGATTGTTTGGAAAAGGAATCAGCAACGCAACCGCTGCTGCTGTTGGGCGTGTCGTTAAGACGCCTGAATACCTCAATATTGTCTCAAAACCGATTAACGAAACTACGCAAGCGCAGATGAATCGTTTCGAGCGTCTTTGGCCTAGAGTTTTGAAGATGGAACAGGATAGGTATCAGATGATTAAGGAGGATCTTGAACGATGAAAACCTCCCTCTCCAAAAAAGGTAGAAGCACCTATCAGGGTAAGAAGGTGACGTTGAACAAGCCCTTCTACACGCCGGGTGAGCGGAAGAAGAGCGCTGTCTACGTCAGGGGGAACGACAACGGCAACGTCATCAAGGTTCGCTTCGGCGATGCGAACATGACGATCAAGAAATCGAATCCTGAGCGTCGTAAGAACTTCCGCGCGCGCATGAATTGCGACACTGCGAAGGATAAGACGACGCCTCGATTCTGGTCGTGCGCCGCGTGGGGTGTTGCAATGATTGGTACTTCGGCTATCTTGTCGATGTGCAAATTATTGAATCAAATCACCAGCATGTAAAAGTCGGAAGATGGAGAGCGTTTGAACTGAAATGCGACACATGCAAAACGCAAAAACTGGTCCGAGTTGATGTCGTTAGAAGACTCGATAAAGAATCAAGACCTTGGAGGTGCAATCACTGCGTTGCGTCAGAACGACTTTTAAAGTTATCGACAAGACATGGGAAGTACGGATCTGGGTCGTACAGATCGTGGAGAAAAATGAAAGACAGGTGCCTTAATCCTGCCCACATTTACTCAATGTACTACAGGCTGAAAGGAGTCACAATTTGTGAAAAGTGGCTCTCTTTTGAAGGTTTTTACGAGGACATGGGAGACAGGCCTGATGGATACAGCCTTGATCGAATTGACAATAACCTAGGATATTTCAAGGATAACTGCCGATGGATTCCTCTTCGCGATCAGCCGAAAAATCGGTTGATTTGCAAAAAGAAATACGTTCCAGAACTTAGCAAATCATAATTTATGGACAAGATGAAACTTGGTGGTGGCGGACGTTACGAGAAGCTCATCGGCGAGCTTGAGAAGAAGGGTGTGAGAGAGCCTCGCGCACTTGCCGCTTACATCGGACGCAAGAAGCTCGGCAAGGCGAAGTTCCAATCGCTTGCCGCCAAAGGTCGTCGCCGCGCTGAGCGTGAGAAGGCTAGCGCTTAGGTCGTTTCTTCGCGGAAGCCTTATCGACGACGAACTTCTCTGGCTCTGCGTGAGTCCATGAGATGGTTCCAACGCCGCGCTGGATGATGATCGAGCCGACCTTCTTGTCCTCCTTGTCTCTCAATCCAGCGCGGTCCGCTCTCTTGGCCATGCCGAGCATAAAGCGTCTCGGATGATTAAAGCCAAGCTCCTTCATCACAATCACCTCTCTCGCCCAGTTCGTCAGGTCGGAGCTTCCGAATCCTGAGTAGGCCAAATCTGCCACGCTCTCAGGCTTGTCGTCCTTACCTTTCGGCTTCGGGAAGTGATGCACCAGCACCAGGACGACTCCCGTCTCCATCATAATCGGCTGGAGCAGATGCCGCGTGAAGTTGGCGCAGACCTCGATGTCCGCAGGATTACCACCCATGTAGGAGAGCAGCGGATCGATGTAGACGATGTCAGCTTTCGTCTTGCGAACGAGCCTGCGAAGCATTGTCGCGAAATCTGCACCCGTCCTGACTGTCTCGCGGAAGAACAGCATGCCAGCTTGGCGAAGACCTTCCTGCCATCCGTGTTGGCCATAGACCGACATTGCTGCACCTTTGAGGCTGTCGTGCTGATCGGCGATGTCGTTCTCGGCTTGGATGTACGCTATCTTGAGCGGTCGTACCGGCTGCACCCCAAACCAAGCCGCTCCCCTCGCCCAGCACAGACCCTGATAGAACGCCATCGAGCTTTTGCCGCATCCGCTCTGACCGACGAATAGAAGCGACGATCCGCGACGTAGCCATCTGTCACCGATTAGATTGTCAGGATCATTCTCAGGGTCGTAATCGATGATGCTCTGGAGCGTGAACTCCTGTGGCATGTCTTGCGATTCGAGGTAATCGGTGAACGCATCCCAATTCACCGATCCGACATTGATGGCCAACAGCTTCTGCTCCTTGCCATCGCGCATCACACCGGCAAGACGACTGAACCTGCTCGCATTCTTATTCTTCGGATCGATGCCAAGAGCCTCTAGCTGGCGATACACAACGTCGCGACGCTCTCCCCATTCCTCCTTGTTCGCCGCATCGACGCGCACCCAGCCATGCAGACTCTTTCCGCCGGAATCGATGACGACGGACAGTGGCAATTTGGATTCTTTGAGAATCGTCCATTGCTCATCCTTCGTCTTCTCATCCATCTCAACGAGGACATGGCGGAATGATGCTACGCCGGAATCCGATCCGGTTTCGTCCAAACACGGATTGACTCTGACATACGCGCCACGGCTATCAGGACTGTTCCACATGGAACTAATCGGCGGCGTGAAGTGATGCTTTATCCAGTCATCGCGCTTGAGGAATGTACCCTTGGAGTTTGGCCTACTGCGTCCTTCCTCATCGCTTACGATGTCATTGCAGATGCAGACAACTTCATCCGGCTCGAAGCAGGCTTTGAGAAGGTCTGCTGTCGTTAGTGGAGAAGGAGGTTCGGGTACTTGCTGAATCTTCTGTACGACGAACTTGCCGGTCGTTGATACGGGCGTCCCGCTCTGCGCTGAGAGAAGCCAGCCCTTTGGCTTGTCGTGCGCTACGTTCATCGCCTGATTCACCTTGTGGGCCAATTCATGGGCATTCCACGGCGGGACGCATTTCTCGTTGTACTCGGCGAGCAGTGCTTCAGCCGATCCTCGCGACAGCTCAAAGCCATGCACTAGAGCTGTGGCTACTGCGAAGGTTGCGTTATGACCGCCCTGTCCGCTGACGGCTCCGGGGGTGTTACGAAGCCATGCTCTTGCACGGTCGATATTTGAATTGCTCATTGGATTCCAAGTTGTTTTCGCGCGAGTTCTCCAGACTTGCCAAGATCGGTCCTAGCGATTTCCTGAAGAACAGAATTTGATTTCTCTAACTTTCTGAAAAGGAGAGCCAGCTCTTTGGGAGTCATCAGATATTTGCTCCAATGCTGAATGGCGATGGAGCGTGACTGAAACTTCGCAAAGAGCTGCTCTTGTGCGGCGATGTAATGATC